TATTATTTATTAAATTATAAATATAAAAAATATATATAAATAGAAAATAGGGGGTAACGGGTAACTTTTAGGGGTAAAACAAGGGCTAAACCCTTGATATGACTGGTTTTTTGGAGGTTATCTATCTTTTTTCGAGATGTGTAACTTTTAGTAGGAAATATATGGAAAAAGAACATAAAATACAAAATGATATTCGAGTTGGTTTGACGGAAGCTGGGTGTCTGGTCTTCCGTGCCAACGTTGGTAAAGTCCGTACGGCAGATGGACGGTATTTCGATACAGGTCTGCCAAAAGGTTTTAGTGACCTGTTTGGATTTAGATCTGATGGACAAATATTTTTCATTGAAGTTAAAAACGAAAAGGGTCGTGTGAGACCAGAGCAGGAGAAGTTTATCGAACGAATGCGAAAATTTGGCGCCTTAGCCGGTGTAGCTAGGAGTGTTGAGGACGCGTTGAATATTGTGGAAGGAGGAAGCAAATGAAACCATTCGATAACGTAACAAAACCAAAACACTACCAAGGTAAGCATGGTATGGAAGCCTTGGATGTGGTCAAGAATTTTATCTGGGATTTAGCAGGCGAGCGCGCCTACTACTGGGGCAATGTCATCAAATATCTGTTGCGATTTCAGCAGAAGAACGGTGTCGAGGACTTGAAGAAAGCTAGACAACATTTGGATTGGTTGATTGAGGATATGGAGGAAGTATGAAGAAATATCTTTCAGCGATTGCGAACTTTTATATTTTATTTTCAATCCTGGCGACACCTCTAATAGTCGTGTATAAGGTTGATGAGTTGAGCCAGAAATTAAAACAACCCATCATCATCTACCAAGTAGACAACGCTGATACAGAGATGTTTGGCAAGGTCACCGCTAAGGATGTGGTTGATGGTCATTACTATGTCGAGGTTAGGCCGTATGGGAAATTCCTGGTGACCAAGGAGCAATATCACGAGATTGAAATCGGACAGGATATGCCTGAGTATTTGAATGGGAGGCGGAGTTGAGAGAAGCTATTTTAGAAATATGTGGCGTCAAAGAGGTTTTTGAAGTTCCACAGACACTAATGACAAAGCTGTTCAGCCATGAGCAGTCTGACTTACTCGCTCGCATTGCTACCATCTATGGCGATAGGCAACTGGATCAGTTCCGTGATTTCTTTCAGGAAGAGGGAGCTGACCGCAAGAAGTTGAAACAGGACTACACGCCCGATGGTGTGGCGGAATTACTGGCAAGGGTGTCCAGAGGTGGCAAGAGTCTAGCAGACATCTGTGCAGGGACGGGGAGTCTAACCATCCAATACCTCAACTATCATCCAGATGTGGAGTTTGTGAGGTGTGAGGAATTTTCTGCCAAGGTTATCCCGTTTCTGCTGATTAACTTAGCCATTCGCAAGATCGATGCTGAAGTTATCCACGGAGATAGTCTGACACGGGAATGTTTCAATGTCTATTCTATCCAGGATGGTGTTATCAGTCAGATAGATAGTCCAAGTGACAGGAAAGTTGAAGTAGTCATCTCAAATCCACCTTACTCGATGGCATGGACGCCAATCAGTGATGAGCGGTTTGACCTCTTTGGACTAGCACCCAAAACCAAGGCAGATTTTGCCTTTCTCTTGCACGGTTTCCATCAACTGGAAGACGGTGGCAGTATGTCACTAATCCTTCCACATGGTGTTCTCTTTCGTGCAAATAGCGAGGGCGCTATTCGCCAGCAGTTGCTGGAACACGGGGCAATCGATACCATTATCGGTCTAGCACCCAACCTGTTTCTGAATACAGGTATCCCAGTTGCGATTTTGCTCTTGAGAAAGGGGCGAAGCCAGAAAGATGTGTTCTTTGTTGATGCCAAGGATGAATTTACCAAGGGCAAGGCACAGAACAGTTTGGATGTGGAGCATATCAAGAAGATTACTTCGGTAGTGTCCTTGAGAATGACAACAGAGCGGTTTTCTTACATAGCTGACTGGGAGAAGCTTGTCGAGAATGGTTTCAACCTGAATATTCCCCGCTATGTCGATACCTTTATCCCTGAAGAAGTCCAACCCTTAGGGGTCATCTTGAGGGAGTTGATAGAGATCGACAGGGAAATTGCTGAAACGGAGCGAGAGTTTGCGAGATTGTTCGGTCAACTGGTTGCGACAGATCCAACCAAGCAGGCAGAGCTGGAAGCAGAACAAGAGTTAATGCGTGAGTATGTGGACAAGCCTCGTCTTTCCAAACTTATCACAGAAGAAAGCGAGCAATTAACATTATGGTAATGAAATTAGCCAAAATTACAGAACTAGCAAACATAGAGCGGTCAAGTGGCAGGGTCTATCCAGCCGGCTGTACCTTGATACAAATTAGCGCGACAAGAGGGCAAGTTCTTTACCATGCTGAAGAAGCGGAAATTCCAAGTCATTACGCTGTATTTTTGCCGAATGACATGGTGTTACCTAAGTATCTCTATCATGCTATTTCTTGCCAAGCAGGGCATTTCATCTATACAGTCCAGACGGGTCTGAATATCCAGATGGATACCCTGAACGAGATGAAGCTGAAAATTCATACGGACTTGGAGAAGCAAGCAGAAATCGTGAAGTATCTGGATGTGATTGAGAAGATGGAAGCCAAGGAAGAGGCAACCATAGATTTATTAAAACAAGCAAAACAGACAAATCTAAGTAAGATGTTTGTGGGGTAGGAGGGAACAGATGAATAAACAGGAAGCGATTGAGATTATTGAGCAAGATAAAATACAAGTAGGTAGGCTTGTAGAAACAAACAGTGGAGCGCATTCAATTCAACAAAAGGTAAAGTCAGTTGATTACGTACCTCTTGAAATCGTCGTCAATACAATTGATAAAATTGGTTTGAAAAAGGTTGTGGTGCCGAAGTATGTAGCGGAGTGGATTGAGGAATGTAAACGCTCCGGTTGGCATTTGGAAAAAGTTCTTTATAGACTGGATGACGATGAGAAAGTCGGTGATTGGGCATATGATGAGAATGACGACTTGATTCCTGAGAATGTTGATATGATAGCCCGTGCATGGCTTGACGGCTACGAGATTGAGCAGGAAAAGTTGTATACAGTGGAGATTCCGAATCCGAATGCAAATAAGTGGAACGCTACAGTCCTCAAGCGCAGGGATAACAACGATAACGCTATTGAACTATGTGTATATGTAAGACCAGATTTTAGTGACTCTGATTTTCAACTCACCGAATCCGAAATCAAACAGGATTTTGAATGGGCTTGGGATGCGGGATTTGCGAAAGAGGTGGAGTAATGTTTGAGTTATATTTCCGAATAAATGACAACGAGCCAGAACTACAAGGCACATTTGACACGGCAGTAGAAGCTGAAAAGTACATGCAACGTTTGATTGATACCAAATCAAGAATCAAAAGCTGGTATATCCGTAAAGCGCAACGCGATGGCTATTGGTTGTATGATTATGGTGCGCATAATGCGTTTTATATGATTAAGAAGGCGGAGTGATGAGGTCTGAGAAACGTAGTTTAGCTATCAACGAATTAAAAGAAGCGCTTAAAGATAAATTAGTGAAAAAGATTTGCGGTGGTAGAGTTTGGGTAGTGAGCGCTGAGAAACAGGAGGTGTTAAATGACGACCAACGTTGTCCAATTCATACCGAAACATGATATATGCCACGAGTGCTACAAGAGAAAAGCAACAAAGCTGTGTGATTTTATAATTGGTCAGACAGGAATAGCATTCTATCGAAGTTTCAGTTTATTTAAAAATCAGCAACAAAGGTTTCTTACTTGTGACAAGTTGCTCTGCAACAGATGTTCCAAAAGATTTCACGGTATGGATTTATGCAAAAATCACTTTAAAAAAATTACAAGAGGCAACCAATGACTAACGAAAATCTAGGTGTGCTACTGGTCGATGTGCCAGAGCCGAAGCGGATGAAGTATTCTATCCTTGTCCGAAAAGATGGAAAACATACGATTATTGATACGGATTCGGAATTAATCGTAAAGACCTACGCATGTCGCTGCACCCAAGAAGAAGCTAAAAAATACCCACAATTCAGATGGGTAGCGTTGGAGGAGTTGGGATGACCATTAAAGAACTAATCAAAGAATTGCAGATGTATGACGAGGACAAAGAGGTTGTTTTAACGATAGCCAACGTTTATCCAGTTTTGCATGAATTCGTAGATTTGGAAACGGGGTTGGTTCGTCTTTCGTCGGATTGTCAAATCGGCTTTGAATTCAATCTTTTATCAGACAATCGTCTGGAAATTGAGGGGGTGTGGTAGATGACCACAGCAGATAAAATTTTATTCATAATGCGACATAACGGTTGGACAAAAGACGTGTGCGCAGATGAAATAGGCGTACATGTAACACAACTAAATAGATGGCTAAGAGGGGTAATACCCAGTGAAAAAAACATGAATACCATCGACAGTTTGTATATTCAGCTTGTGTTTAAACCTAAAAGACCTAAATACATACCGAGGAAGAGGGAGAAGATTGTGATTGAATATCCGTATTACAGCCATCAGAGACAGCTGTGGGAAAAATAAAAAAAGCCAGCACTACTTGTACCGACTCTGTGAATAAAACTCTAAAACTATTATATCACAGAAAGGTATGAGCAGATGACTTTTTTTCCAGAAGTTGATTTCGAAAAAACGAAAGCTAATGCAAAACGAAAACTGAAAGAGTACCCTCGCTGGCGTAGAGTAGCGAACGATGTAGATGGACAGAAAGTTACTGCAGTGTACACTTTCGAACCGAGACAAGCTAATGGCAATCCGAGCAGGCCCGTGGAACGCTTGGCAATCAATCGAGTAGATGCTGAGGCAGAGCTTGAAGCTATCGAGTATGCGATTAATAATCTACTCAATCCTACGCATAGACGTATACTTTACGAGAAGTATCTTTACGCAGGCAAGCGATATGATTTTGAAATCTACAACGACTTGTACTTATCAGAGGCTAGTTTCTATATCGAACTCAACGATGCCTTGCTATCGTTTGCTGAACAATATAGAAGCGGAAGTTTGTTAGTTCAAAATTAGAGTTTTGACCAAGAAATCAAAAGTTTTTGTATAGATTATTCGTTTTTGTCGATGTTAAAATAGTATTGTCAAGATACCGAGAAGAGATAAACGTTAACATTTCAGTCGTTGTCAATTGACAGCCAATCTCCTTATACAATCGAACTCGGTATCTAAATTGGGAACATAGCTCAGCTGGATAGAGCATACGAGTTCTAATCGTACGGTCACAGGTTCGAGTCCTGCTGTTCCCGTTAGACAAGTTAGCTTAAAGCGTGAGTAGTTGATAGACGTATCAACAAGGGGCGCATGTGCAAAGCGCTGGGCTGATAACCCAGAGATGGGGGTTCGAATCCTCTGCTTGTGGTTTAAAAACTAGCACCAAAAAAATAAATAATAAAGGACCCAGTGACCATGTTTGCTAGTATCATGCGAGGGGCTAAAATTTTTCACTCGAAAAGACTGCAGAGATGTGGTCTTTTTGTAATTTGGAGGAGGTGATGATATTGGCGAAAACAAAGCGTGGTAGACCAACCAAGATGACGCAAGGAACACTACGGAAATTAGAAGAGTTGTTTGTGAGAGGATTGAGCGATGAAGAAGCTTGTCTTCTAGCTGATATAGGAACCACAACTCTTTATGATTACTGTAAGGAAAATCCTGAATTTTCGGAGCGAAAAGAGTTGCTTAAGCAACGTGTGAAAACACGGGCAAAACTTAATATATCGAAAGCGATTGAAGATGGGGATATAGACTTGTCAAAATGGTACTTAGAACGTCGTGACAACGATTTTAAAACAAAACAAGCAGTGACACACGATGGTGAAGTCAATATCAACCAAACCAACCCATTTGCCGACTTGACAACGGATGAGTTAAGGAAGTTGATTGATGATGGATAGAGCGGCAATCAGGCAACAAGCACGTTTTGAGTTAGCTCGTCGCGATTTCTTTTACTATTGTCATTTGATGGCAAGCGACTTCTACAAACCATCTCGTAGATACTTAGTCGAGCTTTGTAATGACTTACAAGGCTTTTTAAGTGACAACGAGCATAATGTGTTGGTTATCAATGAACCACCCAGACACGGAAAATCAAGGACGGCAGGCATGTTCGTTCAGTGGTTGCTTGGAAATGACAACGATAAAAAGATAATGACTGGTTCGTACAACGAAACGTTATCAACTGTATTTTCGAAAAATGTCAGAAATGCTATTCAGGAAACGAAGGCAGATGAAGACGTTGTTGTGTTTAACGACATTTTTCCAGATACGCATATAAAATATGGCGATGCAGCTATGAATTTGTGGAGTTTGGAAGGCGGCTATAATAACTACTTGGCTACAAGTCCAACAGGTACAGCGACTGGTTTCGGTGCTGACATTATTATCGTTGACGATCTTATCAAGAATGCGGAAGAAGCTAACAACGCAACCGTTTTAGAAAAACATTGGGAGTGGTTCACGAACACGATGCTTTCACGTCTTGAAGAGGGCGGAAAAATCATTATTATCATGACACGTTGGCATTCGCAAGATTTGGCAGGTAAGGCGCTGATTGAACTTCCTAAGTCTGATTACAAAGTCAAGCACATTAGCATGAAAGCTTACGACGAAGCTACGGATACGATGCTTTGTGACGAAGTATTGAGTAAACAAGCTTATCTTCAAAAGACTAAGACTATGGGAGCTGATATTGCGTCTGCGAACTACCAGCAAGAACCTATTGACATCAAGGGCAGGTTGTACAGTGGATTTAAAACCTATGTTGACAAGCCGACATTTAAGCGTATTAGTGCTTACACTGATACGGCAGATACAGGCAAGGACTATCTAGCTAGTTATATCTACGGCGTCACTATGGACAATGAAGCGTATATCTTGGACGTTGTTTTCACAAAGGAACCGATGGAAGTAACAGAGCCTTTGCTAGCTCAAAAACTAGCAGAGTGGCAAGTCAATACATGTGACATCGAAAGTAATAATGGCGGTCGCGGATTCGCTAGAAACGTTGAACGTTTGACGCAAGATAGCTACCAAAACCGATATACAGTTTTTAATTGGTTTCATCAGTCTCAAAATAAACAAGCAAGAATTTTGACCAATACGACCTGGGCAATAGAGCATATCTATTTCCCTGAAAATTGGAGACATCGTTGGTCAGAATTATATCAAAATCTTATGAGCTATCAAAGAGAAGGTAAGAATGCTCATGATGATGCTGCAGATGCACTGACAGGCGTAGTCGAAGCAATTAATGACAAAATTAGAACTAAAGCCAAAGTCAAACGCAAATCGCTTTACGGCTTGTAGAAAGGAGCAAAAATGGAAGAAGTATTGGTCTATAGTCGCTCGTTGTATAACGAGCAGAATTTAGATAAGGATATCATTTACAAATTGATTTTGAAGCATGACAAGACTGCTAACGAGTTAAAAAGGTTAAAAGATTACTACCTTGGAAAACATGCTATTGAGAAGCACACACGCAGAAGTAATCTGCCAAATTTTAAGACGGTTGCTAATCATGCTAAGGATATTGCGGATACCGCCACAGGTTACTTTATGGGCAATGCTATCCGCTATCCTAAGACCGACGATATGGACATCGAGGATTTGCTAAAAACTTTCGATAGTGCAGATGTTGATTCGACAGACTTAGACAACGCTTTGAACATGGCAATCTACGGCAGGGCTTATGAGTACATCTATGTCAAAGAGGATGAAAATGAGCTGGTAACTCGCAGTCTAGAACCAGAGGACACTTTTATTGTTTATGATGATTCGATTGAACAGAAACCTTTGTTTGCGGTCTATTATTATCAAACGAAGGACGATGTGACGGAAGAGACGTATTATCGAGCTCAGGTATTGACAGAGAACCTGCAATATAGCATGTCTTTACGTGAGCAAAAGAAAGAGTCAGAAGAGGGTGTTCCGCATAATCTCGGAGCCCTGCCTATTATTGAATATCGAAACAATCGCTATATGGTCGGAGATTATGAGCAACAGATTAGCTTGATAGATGCGTATAACTCACTGATGGGCAACCGTGTGAATGACAAGGAACAAGCTATTGATTCTATTTTGGTCTTATATGGCGCAGCGCTGGCGGATACACCGGAAGAAGCAAAAGAAGCGATGGAGATACTGCGAGAAGAAGGATTGTTAGAACTCCCTAAAGACGCAAGTGCTGAGTTCTTGAAGAATGTCTTGGATGAGGCTACGGTCGAAGTACTTCGTAAGGCGCTGAAAGAAGATATTTACACTTTTAGCCACGTCCCCAATCTCTCAGATGAGAATTTCGCAGGGAATACATCAGGGGTAGCTATGGAATTTAAGCTTTTGGGCCTTGAAATGATTACCAAGACCAAAGAGCGATACTATATCAAATCTTTACACAAACGCATACAGATTTTTGCGAATTATTACAACTGGTCTCAGATTTACGAAAATGCTAAGGCGATTATTCCGCAGTTTAGCCGTGGTTTGCCAAAGAATTTGTTGGAACTTTCCCAAATTATCAGCAATCTCAAAGACAAGGTTAGTCTACGCCAACTTATTTCGCTCTTGCCGTTTGTGGAAGACCCAGATGCAGAGATTGAGGCGCTTGAAAAAGAAAAAGAGGCTGCGCAAGAAGAACCTGCATTTAGCCAGAATTTGCCTTATGAAGAGAGCGTGACAGATGGACAATCAGAAGTATTGGGAGAAGCGGAAAGCTCAGCGAATGGTTCAAGAAATGGACAAGGCAGAGCAAACCGCAAAACAACTCGATGAAATTCACAAGCTAGCAAGTAGGCATATCACTTCTAAGATAGACCAGATTTTTGAGAGTTATCGCAGAGACCACGGACTGACGGAAGATGAAGCAAGAAGAGTGTTAGATAATGTCAAGAATCTATCGGATATTCGGGAGTTAAAATTAGCTTTACAGAATACAACGGACAGTGAAGAGATACGGCAGTTGCTTATCTTGTTAGATTTGGCTCCCTACGCTTCCAGAATTGAGCGATACGAGGCTTTGCAACGTGAGGTGGATAATTTACCCACCCGATTGTATAAAGCCGAAAATGAGGCTTCTAGAGCCTTCTATGATGAGTTTATTCCAGATGCTTATTATCACTCTGTTTTTGATTTGCAGCAGCAGTCTGGTGTGGCATTTGCTTTTAACAGGATTGACCCAGAGGAAATCAGAGCTATCCAGCAAACGCCATGGCTGGGAGCGAATTACTCTGAAAGGATTTGGGGTAATACTCAAGCCTTAGCAAGTGAATTACAAAAGCAATTGGCAGTCAGTCTGTTAACGGGTCGGTCAGCTCACGAGACCGCAGAAGTCATTGAGGCTCAATTCGGAAAAGGGAGTCAAAATGCTCGACGGTTGATTCGAACAGAAACGAGTTATTTCCATGCAGAAATGGAAGCGAAGGCTTATGAAGAAGCAGATGTGGAATATTATCGTTTTCTCGCAACATTAGATTTGAGAACGTCAAGTATCTGTCGAGAGCATGATGGTAAAATCTACAAAGTTAGTGAACGGATAACTGGCAAGAACTATCCTCCTATGCATCCTTGGTGTCGGTCGGATACAATAGCATCAGACGATTCAGAATGGTTAGCCAAAGCAACCAGAAGCGCCAGAGACCCAGTGACAGGCAAAACTATTCAAGTCCCTGCCAATATGACGTATAAAGATTGGTATGAGAAGTATGTCAAACCAAAATACAAGGCGGATAACTTGGACATTTGGAAGATTGAACGTGCCAATAACCAGTACGAGAAATATAAGTCAATTCTTGGAGATAAAGCCCCTAAATCGCTTGAAGACTATATTGATTTGAAGTATAATGATAAAGAGGGATATGGACAGTTACAGGACCAAGCTAGATGGATAAAAGCGAAATTCCCGTCTGAGAAGTCTTTTAATGGTCATTTTGAGAAACACGGTCATGAGTTTCCAAGTTTGACTAAAGAAGAGTATCGAAAACTTGCATCGGAACTGATTGCTAGTCCTACCGATGAAAATATTTTGGGTTATGAGACCGAGGGTGGACGTAGAGTTCGCTATGATAAGGCTGAGAACATTATCGTAATAGGTCGGCGAAACAAAAATAATCAGGCGCGATTGAACACAATGTTAAAACCAGATGAAGGTGAGAAATACTATTATGAAAACTACAAACGAGATTTTCCTGATTGATGGAGAAGAGTACATTCGCTGCCCTGTTTGTGGACGGAATGTCATGTTATTTGATGTGTGCGAATGTAATTGGGAAAACACTGGTGAAACAAATATTGACGGCGGTCCAAATAAGATGACGTTAGAAGAAGCAAAAAAAGCATATGCAGAAGGCAGACCAATTATTTAAATAAGCACTCAAGTAGTGTACTGACCCCAAAAAGTTAGACAAAAAATATTATTGAAAGGATTTAGTTCTGTACTGAACAGGACTA